ATTTGACCTTTGGGATGAGATGATGAAAGCTGACCCGATGGACTTGGAAGAATTGTATGACTATTATTGTCACGAAAAAATGCGCCGGAGAGGCTTGGATATTTAAAATTAATTTTGTATATTTGTAAAGATGATTTACGACCCAAACAACGAATTAACCGAAGAACAAATGAAGTCATTGACTGAAGATGAGTTCTTGGACTACTTGGATGCTAAGGCTGAGTATTTAAAACAATTCACTAAACCATTGCCAGGTTATTACCTTAAACGATACGCATATACAGCAGCAAAGGTTGAGGGTCGTGACATATCCGACAAGGAACATGAGTCATTGAATACAATGTCAAAAGAATATAACGCCAAACGTAACGAATGGGTTTTGAATAAACTCAAAGAAAAGTTTGAAGATGGGAATGAATAAACGAATTCTTCCAAGTAAGTCATTACTTCAGAATATGGTATATGACTTTGGGGTAAAGAGTGTATTAGAAAACTATGGTAGTGCTGATATGTTAATGGGTTCAGCTGAATCTATGGAATACTACCAATCAATAAAAGAGCAATATGAGTCAATGGAGCGCAGAGGAGTTTGATGATATCTTCTCAAACATTAGAAAGGAATTATATAAGAGTGATTTCTTTGAGATGATGAAGATTGAAAATGTGGAGATGTTTCTTCACTTCTTGGCTGATGAATTGGAGGATGCTAATGATATGGATTTGTTGTCAGATATCCTTCATCAATCTTTGACTAAATACAATACATGGGAAGTAGACCAAACTCTTGAATCACTATCGGAAAAAGGATTAGTACGATTGGTGGTGAATGAAGAAGGTAGGTTGGCATATGAAGCGACTGAAGAAGGTATACTTGTAAACGAACAACTACAAACAAACGCAATTCAAATAGATGAAATTATGGATATCAATTATTCACATGAGGTCTACAAAGTAACTGGCGCTGATGACTCAATCCGATTCATTGACTATGGAGACAATTACGAAATCATCGTTGTGCCTGCTGGTAAACAGCATGATGGTGAAAAAATGGTTCAATTTTACCATACAATTTTTCAAGACTATCATAGTGGTGGCCCTAATGGTGACTACAAATTGGTAGATGAAATTGAACTTTTTGAAATGTTAAACACTAATTATAATCAATTTTAAATTTAAACACTATGGCTTATTACATCGCTAAAGTTAAAGTTCATCACGAAGATGACAAAGGTCGTGTCAAAAAAGTAACTGAACAATATATTGTTGATGCAGTATCGGTTACTGATGCAGAGGCAAAAGTAGTTACCGAGTTTGAAGGTTCAAACTTGGAGTACGAAGTAAACGCAGTTATTGAAACTAAAGTAATTAAGGTAATTCAATGATATACTCCGTAGGAGATATGGTAGTCGTAAGAGTAAATGGTATCCACCGAGTGGGTACTGTTTCTCTACGAAGAAAACTAAAAAGAGGATGGGTTTATTCTGTTGAATTAGAAAACGGAAAACATCTTGAAGAGTGTTCGGTAAATAAAGAGTTATCACATTGCCATATTATTCGTGGGTTGACTAAATCATTAAACAATGGAAATTAACAAGAAGAAGTTCCAATCTTACAAACGTAAGGTTCAGAAAAAATACCCTAACGCAAAAACTCAAATAAATTCAAATGGTCAATACTATGTTTCGGATGGTATTGGGTCTACCATTGGTTCTGAATTTATGATTCCCCCACAACCAAATGTTCAAATGGCTTGGTATTGGGCGAACGAATGTGTTAAGTTGGAACAAAACTTGAATCGTACTCATCCTGATAAATTCTCTATGGACTTTGATGAGAAAAAATTTGATAGAGTTGCTCGAAGAAATCGTAAAAAATAATTTTATTAAACTATACTAAACTATTTATAGGAAATTCTAATTCTTATAATATGAAAAAGTTTAATAAGAACCAACGTGGTTATGTCAACCAGTCGTATGGTGTTACGGATTCTGAAGTTCAGAGACAATCAAAAGCATTTGGTAAGAACTACACCTCAATTGATTTTGGATTTAATCCAGATTTGAAGACGGAGGACTTTCCAATTAGGAACACGACTGAAATCGGTTCTTTGATTATCGGCAATCATGAAATCGAATTGACTAAAGCTGAAGCTATTAAGATTATGCAAACTCTTGATACTGCTTTGACTTCTACTCAAATGAGATATCGTGTAGGGACTCTTCAGTAAGATACCTTGAATGCTCTCTTGGAATATGTAAAAGATGATGGGGTTTCTTCAATCTTAATAGAACGAAGAGACCCCTATTTTACTATTTCTAAAAGTAAGATTAAAGACCTCATAATCCACGATAACCCAACCGGTGAAGTGAGGGTGTCTTATAAATCACAAATGATATCAACTCTTAATGATTTATATTTTGACTTATCCGAAGACTCTAAATTGTATCGAGTGTTTGTTGAGATATGTTTAGAATCAATCAAAGAGGGTGAGTATTTAAATAAAGAAGCATTATCGTTCTTAAACGAGATACATAAATCAATTCGTGGATAGTTATAATAAAGGAGGATGTCATATGGAAGATTATGGCGATTGGATTTGGGATGAGGCCGAATACAACTTCTTTATGTCGTTGTCCGATGTATCCAAATTGGAGTATATGTATGATTACTTCAATTTAGATGATGATTCTATTGAAGGTGAATTTGATTTTGATGAGGAAGATGATTCTCCAATCACTTCTGTTGATGTTGTATTAACTGATACTCATGTTATTGTTACTTGTGATGATGATGGTGTTGCTGATAAAACAGTTAGTATGTTTAAGATGGATGGGTTTATTCTTCTCCACGAGCACACACGAGGTCAGTCACGATTTTACAAACTTGTCAGTAAGATTGACCCATTGTCGGTAAATTAAGACAAAGTGTCATAAAATACACTATTGGTAGGGAATTTGTCCTTTTAATAACACATTAACATTAAAAGGAGTAATATATGACACTATTTGATTCAACATTTCACACTATGATTTCTGATATGGTTTCTGGTGGCTGGGATAGCCATCGTATATCAACTCATACTGCGTATTTGAAGGATGATGTATTGACTATTGAGTTTGAAGTTCCTGGCTTATCTAATAAAGATATTGAGGTTACAGTTGAAGACCGAATGTTGGAAGTTAAAGCCGAAAAGGAAAGTCGTAAATTCCATAAGAGATACAAAATCCACGATGCGTTTGACATCAACCAAACATCTGCCATTGCAAAGGATGGTATTCTCTCCGTTACTATTCCCAAATACGAAGACCGAAAGGCTAAAAAGATTGATGTTAAAGTTAAGTAGTTATGTTAAGAGTGGGTGGGTTTTATTCCACCCATTTTTATATTTATAATCTAAAAGAGGTATTATGTCAAAAATTATTGGAATAGACTTGGGTACGACCAATTCATGTATTTCCGTTATCGAAGGTGGTGACCCAGTTGTCATTGTAAATTCCGAGGGAACTCGAACTACCCCATCCATAGTTTCATTTGATAAAGGTGAGATTAAAGTAGGAGCTGCAGCTAAACGAGTTGCAGTAACTAATCCTGAAAACACATTATATTCGGTAAAACGATTTATTGGTCAAAGGTATTCTGAATTAAACTCCGACCATTTAAATGTATCTTATAAGGTATCCAAAGGTAGTGGTGATTCAGTTATTATTACCGCTAATGGTAAAGAATATGTACCCCAAGAAATTTCAGCTATGGTTTTACAAAACATTCGTAAATCGGCTGAAGATTATTTGGGTGAATCAGTTACAAAAGCAGTAATTACGGTTCCTGCATATTTTAATGATTCTCAAAGACAAGCTACGAAGGAGGCTGGTAAAATTGCTGGATTGGATGTTCTTCGTATCATCAACGAACCTACCGCTGCTGCTCTTGCGTATGGACTTGATAAAAAAGACACCGACATGCGAATTGCTGTTTTTGATTTGGGTGGTGGTACTTTTGATATTTCAATCCTTGAATTAGGTGATGGTGTATTTGAAGTGTTGTCTACCAATGGTGATACTCAACTTGGTGGTGATAACTTTGATGAAATAATTGTCGATTGGGTTTGTGATAAGATTAAAAAATCAAAGGGTATTGATATTACCAAAGATTCAATGGCATTACAACGTGTTCGTGAAGCCGCAGAAAAAACAAAGGTTGAGTTATCTTCCGCTGCATCAACTAATATCAACTTACCATACATCTCCGTATCAGAGTCTGGCCCTATTCACTTTGAGGAAACCATGTCTCGTTCTGAATTTGAACGACTATCTTCGGAGTTGATTGATAGGTGTATGATTCCGTGTAAGAAAGCAATTGAAGATGCTTTAATTTCAAAAGCAGAAATTAATGAAGTAATCCTCGTTGGTGGTTCTACTCGTATTCCGGCCGTTCAAGATGCTGTTGAAAAGTTCTTTGGAAAAAAACCAAGCAAAGGTGTAAATCCAGATGAAGTAGTGGCTGTTGGTGCTGCTATTCAAGGTGGTGTACTTGGTGGTGATGTTACTGATGTTTTACTTCTGGATGTTACTCCATTAAGTTTGGGTATCGAAACCATGGGTGGAATCTTTACACCTATCATCGATTCCAATACAACCATTCCTGTTAAAAAATCACAAACATTTTCAACTGTGGCTGATAATCAAACTATGTTGGATGTCCATGTTCTTCAAGGTGAGAGACCAATGGCACGAGACAATAGAACCCTTGGTAGGTTTAAGCTGGTTGATATTCCGTTAGCACCAAAAGGTATTCCTCAAATTGAAGTAACTTTTGATATTGATGCAAATGGTATTATAAATGTTTCAGCTAAAGATTTAGGAACTCAAAAAGAACAAGCCATTCGTATTACATCTGGAACTGGATTGTCGGATGAACAAATAAAGAAAATGCGAGATGATGCTGAACTTAATAGGGAAGCTGATTTAAAACATAAAGAGGAGATTGAGATTTTAAACAATGCACAATCTTATATGTTTGAAGTTGAAAAACAAATGAAGACCCTTGAGTCTCTTACAGAGGATGATAAGAACGCATTGAATTCTATGATGTCTGATTTGAGTTCTATAATCGAAACGAAAGATTATGAGAAGATTAAAGAAAGTCATTCTAAATTAGAGACCGTGTGGAATGATATAACTACAAGACTTTATCAGAATACAGGTCAAACTCAAACGGAAGATATTCCTCACGAAGAAATTTAACATAAACTTAACATAGGGGGGCTTGTATAAGTCCCCCTTTTTTATTATCTTTAGATATAAAGATTTAGTTATGACAAATTTAGGATACTGTTGTATCAACATGACACTCCGTAAGGATAAGATTACTACCAATCGTAGTATGATTAAGAAAACATTTCTTGCCGAGGGTATTAGTAGGTCATCCGACCTTGCGTTACAAAACGCTAAAGACCTTGTAGAGATTATCAAGTGGAATCATCAGAATGGTTTCAAACTATTCCGTATGACATCTGACCTTGTTCCGTGGGCTAGTGAGTTTCAATTATCAGAAATGCCTGACTATGAGAAGTTCTCCAATGTACTTCGTGGCGCAGGTACTCTCGCTAAGACCTATGGACAACGTATAACATCACATCCCGGCCCATTCAATGTGTTGGTCTCCCCCAACGAGAAAGTCGTGGAAAACACCATTAGAGACCTTTCTATACACGGAGAACACTTTGACCTTATGGGGTTAGAGAGAACTCCGTACAACCTAATCAACATCCATTGTAATGGTGTCTATGGTGACAAACAATCTGCGATGGATAGATTTATCAAGAACTTCGAACGATTACCCGAATCAGTTCAGACACGACTGACTGTTGAGAATGATGACAAGGCTAGTATGTATTCAGTCAAAGACCTTATGTACATTCACGAACGTACTGGCGTTCCTATTGTCTTTGATTATCACCATCACACATTCAATACTGGTGACTTGTCCGAACAAGAAGCACTTGAGTTGGCTATGTCCACTTGGGGTGACATCAAACCACTTGTTCACTATTCAGAGTCCAAGACATTAGAAGACCCTACTGCAAAACCACAAGCACACTCTGATTATATTTACTCACCAATCAACACATATGGCCACGACCTTGACATTGATATTGAGGCTAAGATGAAAGAACTGACTGTGTTAAATTATCTTTCCAATTTTGGTACACTCTGAAAAGGGCATAATATGGGGAAAGCTTGATAATATTAAGTTATTATTATTTTCCTGATATTTATTCTTATCAGGTTAACTTAACTGCTTGAGCTGCTTAGCGAAACGATAGTTGATAATAAGTACAACTCCTGAAGTTAATAAAACTAACTTTGAAAAGAAATATGATAAAATTTTTTAATAAGAAGAATGGGTTTGTAGTACTGATGATTGTGAGTACATTTGCACTTGCAGGTTCAGCGGCATACTATTCTGTATTTGGTTTAAGTTCTCTATTCGCTGGAGCTAAAACTGAAGTTATTATAATGGCAGGTGCATTGGAGTTTAGTAAACTCATTATAGCATCTTATCTTCACAACCATTGGAACAAAGCTGGTTGGATGAAATGGTATCTTACTCTTGCAGTTGGTGTTCTAATGATAATCACCTCTGCCGGTATATATGGATTCTTAACATCCGCATATCAAAAGACCGCAGACCAATTGGGTATAATGGATAAACAAGTTCAAGTAGTTGAATTGAAAAAAGAACGATTTCAAGAACAATTAGATTACTTGAATGTGGAAAAGAAAGAGCTTGCTGAATCTATTACTGAATTAAGAAATGGATTATCAAACAACCAAGTTCAGTATCGTGATAGGGAAACTGGTCAAATTATCACGACAACATCTTCATCACAACGAAAGTCATTGGAGAACCAACTAAACTCCGCTGTACAATCTCGTGATGGCGTAGCAAGAAAGATTGAGGTATTAACGGATTCACTTACCTCACTTGATTTACAAGTATTAGATTTAGAATCCAATAATGAGGTTGCTGCTGAAGTCGGGCCATTGAGATATATGGCTGAAATCACAGGCAAACCTATGAATGTAATTGTAAACTGGTTTACCCTTTTGATTGTATTTGTATTTGACCCACTTGCAATCTCAATGGTAATCGCATTAAATAAATTAACAAATAAAGATGATGACCGAATTAATAGCAATCTTGATATTTTTGATACTGGGAATATCAACTCTACTGTTTCTGATACCAATGATGAAACGGACAGCACAGCAATATCAGTACCTACAAATGAAGTGGGAGAAGAAAGACCACAAGATGATGAAAAAACGGGCGGAGATAATGAAAAACAGGTGGAAAAAGAACAACCTCAAAAAAAACAGTCGCAAAAAGAAGAAGTAAGGTTCGTTCCTACCGATGAGGAGGCAAAACAACTTTATGGTGAAGTACGGAAAAAACCATCTCCAAAGAAAAAACATACTTACGTTGCCACTCAACGTAATATAAGAAAATAAAGTTTGGATTATTGGATTATTTTTTGTATATTTGTTCTAATAAACAATTGAAATAACATACTAAGTATATGGATGAGTTATATGGGAGTGCTACAAGCGCTGGGGATTACAAAATGAGTTACGAGTCAGGCGATGAACGTGATACACAACGTATCTATTATCGTGAATTTGATTATGGTATTGATACTACCGATAATGTAATTCTTATTCAAGATGAAATTACATCTGGATTAACATTTGATATTGTATCAAAAGTTCGCTTGTTAAAAAAGATTAATGGTGATATCAATACCATCAATATCCTATTGAATTCTCCAGGTGGTGATGTAATCGAAACCCTTGCACTTATCGACTACTTTCAGTCACAAAAAGAACAAGGTATTAAGTTTAATATTATTGTTCGTGGTGCTGCTATGTCAGCCGCTGCTTTATTATTGACTTGTGGAACTGGCCTTCGTGCTGCATCCAAGCACTCCAAGATTATGGTTCACCAATTGTCTACTATTGTAGTAGGTAAATTGAGTGATGTTAAATCTAACGCCAAATTTAGTGAGGAGTTAGAACACGAGTGTAATCAGTTAATGGCTGATAATTCAAAAATGGATAAAGAATATTGGGAGAACATTTCATCTTCAGATTACTTTATGTCCGCAGAGAAAGCTTTAGAATTAGGAATTATAGATAAAATCATTTAAAAATGCTTGACTTCTTTACCGCAGAAGAACTCGTATCTAATTACGAGAAGTTTCGTAAACTAATCAATCAAACCTTTACCGGTGAACGATTGGAATCACTTAACAAAATGTACGACCACTTTGAAGAACGTATGTTATATACTCCAGCATCTTCAGTCGAACATTACCACAACGCTTTTCCAGGTGGTTACATTGACCACGTTCTTCGTGTTACTCGTAACGCACTAAAAGTGTATGACCTATGGCAAGACCTTGGTATGATTATGGAAGAGTTTGATAGAGAAACACTAATCTTTACAGCCCTTCATCACGACCTTGGTAAGTTAGGAACTCCTGAAATGGATTACTACATTAAGAATGATTCCGAGTGGCATGTAAAGAATCAAGGTAAAATTTATAAAACCAATCCTAAAATCCATTGGATGAATCTTAATGACCGAACTATGTACAATCTACAATACTTTGGTGTTAAATATACTGAAGAGGAAATGATTGGTATGAGGTTAACCGATGGGTTGTACGATGAAAACAACAAAGAGTATTATATCAAGTACAACAACGATGATAGATTGGCTACATCAATCCCATTCATAATGCACACAGCAGACCAAATGGCGGCTATCTATGAGAACAAGCGATGGGAAGCTGAGATGAACCCTGTAAAGTCAACTCGTAAACCTACTACGGGTAGACCAAAGAAAGGTGACTTGAGTGAAACATTTGCAAGTAATGATGTTAAACCAACGAGTGTGTTTGACGCATTCAAAGATATTGTAGAGGATTAATTATGTTATTAACTATAATCATATTGTCAGTTTTAACCTTGGTTTTAGGATACACAACATACAACTTGTTGCGTAAGAACGAAGCCTTGGAAGATGTAATCCTCGAACAAGAGGAATTGGTCGCTGATATCGCAGAAAAGATTGATAATTCATTAAGTCGTATGAAAGAGATTGACCAATTAGGTTCTTTTGAGGCTGATGATGAAACTGGATTTATCTTTAAAAGTTTATATGAAATAATTTCTGAATTGGAAGAATACTATGGGTCGGAAGAGAAAGAGTAAAAGGTATTTTACAGCCATTACAGAAATTGCAATCAACGCTTATAACGGATGTGATGACCAACGATTAAAGAATAAAATCTACAATCGGTTCATCCATTATCCATTTGACAAACTTGCTGAAAATGTAATTCACACTTATAAGACATATTACTTTGATGTACCATATGAAGATGTGAAGATGAATGTAGTTGCATTCCTAAACGAAAAGATTCACAAGTTTAAAGGTGAGAATGGTAGGGCATTTTCCTACTTTACAGTAATCGCCAGAAACTATCTTTTTAACGAGAATAATGCAAACTATGCACGGATGAAAGCTCGTGATGGTGTTGATGTTATTGACACTAATCGTAATATTGTAAATGAGGTATATGATAAACAACAAGCGGATGAGTTGAAAGATTTTATGGATTATTTTGCTCGTTATATGGACTATAACATATTTACCTTATTCCAAAAAGATAGAGATAGAAAAATTGCTGATTCATTAACCGAGTTATTTAAAACACGAGACAATCTATATTCATATAACAAAAAGGCACTTTACATACTTATTAGAGAGAGAACTGGTGTCCAAACTCAATATATCACCAAAGTAGTTGGTAAAATGAAATCAATCTATGGTGAATTATATGTTGATTATATGAAGGATGGTATATTAAGTATAACACACCGAGTGGAGGAATTCAATGACTAAAGATGATGAAATCTTTAAAGGGAAATCTTTCTCTGATTTGATGGCTGACATCTATTCCAATCAGAAGAAGAAAGACCGACAAGTAAAACTACTAATTGCTCAACTTGAACCAATGGTCAAGAACTTGAACGATGCCGCAGTGGTTGTACCCCTTATTAAAGAATATCTTGATATTTCCGTAAAGAATGATGATGCACTAATCAAACTTGCAGCAATCGTTCAACGAATGATGAAAGACAACTCATCAGCGGAAGCTGGTGGGTTTATTTTGTCTGAAGAAGAAAAGAGACAACTGATGGATGCAATTGATGAGGTTGAAAAAGACCTTCCTAAAGAAGATGGAGATGATGAATGAAAGTTGGTGTAGTAAAGGGTGTAATCCTTGATGATGATAATGCTGATAACTTTGGTAGTATCATTGTAGACACAACCGCAGGTGGGATTGGTTCAAAGATTAGATGTTATCCATTAAATACAAACCATAGACAAATACCCATCCTTGGTGAACAAGTGTATGTATATACCACCACTTCGGATGAAGCGTCTGGTCTAAATGGTGGTACACGGAATTATTACGCATCCATTGTATCTCTCCAAAAAAATGTAAATCATAATGCATTACCAGAATCTAAACTCATAGAAGGTGATGGTGGTGGCTATGGTAGTGTATCTGCAGGTGTACCACAAAATTCATCAACCGATAGTGAAGCAGACTTTGGTATCGGATTTATTGAAGTTTCGGGAATATCACAACTTCAACCATTTTTAGGAGACATTATATTTGAAGGAAGATATGGTCAGTCTATTAGGTTTGGGTACACTCCACAGGGTGTTAAGACAACTAATAACAAAATAAAAGGTGCTACAAACGAACCATCTTGGAGTTCGACAACTCCTGAATCTCCGATAACAATTATTAGAAATGGTGCTGGTAAATCAAATGGATATAACAAATATGTTATAGAGGACATCAACAAAGATGACTCCTCGATTTGGTTGGGTTCTAAACAAAAGATTGGATTAAGTTCATCTAATAAATTTACATTAGGTGTTATACCAACCGAACAATATCAGAATCCTCAAATTATAATTAATTCAGAACGAGTTGTCCTTAACTCAAAAAAGGATTCAGTTCTTATTAGTGGTGCTAAGTCAGTAAATATATCAACTTCAAATTGGAAAGCTGATATGGACATTATATTTAGTCAGTTGGAATCAATCACGGATGCACTTCTTAAATTAGCGCCCGCCATAACCGCAGCCACTGCGGGCCCCTTTCCAGTTCCAAGTCTTACCACAGCAGGCCCTCAATTGTTATCAGCAATTACACAAGTTAAAACTCAATTACAATTAATGAAACAATAATTATACATAAACATATTTATTACCATGGATACAAAGAAACTAATTAAAGCAATTCAACTCATCGTTAAGGAAGAAGTGAAGAAGGAAGTGGCTAAAAAAGAAAAGTCTCTTCGTGAATCTATCCTTAAAGAAGTAAAACAATCACAACCAAAAGTTGTTGAGAAAGACCCGCTTGATGTAGACCACCTCTTTGAAACAAAGCAAGAAACGAAAAAATCATTTACTAACAACTCAACATTAAATGAGTTGTTGAATGAAACCGCACAAGGTGGTGAGTGGAAAAATATCAACGGAACTGGTGGTGTATTTAACGCATCACAAGCACAAGGTTGGGGTGGTGGAATTAACACACAACAATCAACATTCCAAACTACCGAAGGCGGCCAAGTATCAGCACAACAACTTCAACAAACTGAAGCAGGTCAAGCGGTTGTTAATGCATTAACACGAGATTATTCTGGTTTGATGAAACACATCAATACCAAGAAGGGTAAATAATGGCAGTTCGTAAAGAGTATAAGATACATCCGTTAGATTTAAAACGAAATACAGCAATTGGAGTAATGCTACCATTGGGTGGGTCTCCCTTGTTTAAGTTATCATATACAACTGAAGAGCAAGCAATTTCAAATCTAAAAAATCTAATTCTAACTCGAAAGGGTGAACGACCATTACAACCATTGTTTGGGTCGGATGTATACTCATTACTATTCGAAAATATGTCATCAGATTTAAGTAATGAGTTGGAAAGTTCTTTAAGAAATGATATTAAGTTTTGGTTACCATATATCGTTGTTGATAATATTAGTGTAATCACAAATGAAGATTACAATAGTGTAAACATATCGTTGAGCGTAAGAGTAACGGAATCGGGCGCAAATACACAAATAACAATTCTTGTTTCAGAGCAGGGAAATATATCTATTGTTTGAGGATAGAACATGGCAGATAAAGTACAAAAGAGTGTAAATTTAATTGGTAGAGATTTTGGTGATATTCGCAAAAACCTAATTGATTTTACAAAAAATTACTTCCCACAAACCTACAATGACTTTAATGAGTCATCTCCGGGTATGATGTTTATGGAAATGGCATCATATGTAGGCGATGTACTTTCATACTATACTGATGTTCAGTTAAGGGAATCGTTATTAGAACAAGCTCAAGAAAAATCAAATGTATTTACAATAGCACAATCGTTTGGATACAAACCAAAACTAAATGTTCCAGCTACAACCACATTAACAGTTTATCAATTAGTACCAGCACAAGGTAGTGGTGACACTGTACGACCAAACTTTGATTACGCGTTAACATTATCCGAGGGAATGATAGTGGGTTCTTCTACAAATGGTGATGTAGAATTTTCAACTATTGAAAAAGTTAGATTTGGATTCTCATCATCATTTGACCCAACCGAAGTTTCAGTTTATCAAATTGATGAAGTAACCGATGAACCTGTATACTATCTTTTAAAAAAATACGTTAAAGCTGTTAGTGGAAAACAAGAATCTGCTACTTTTGAATTTAACGAACCAAAACCATACGATAAAATTAAGTTAGAGGCTGATGGTCTTATTGATGTAATATCAATCATTGATGATGATGGTGATGAATGGACTAAAGTCGATTACCTTGCACAAGATACTGTATTTGAAGAATTACCAAATACCACAGATTATTCAATTGCAATGTCGGCATATGCAAATGAAACACCATCATTACTAAAGTTAAAAAGAGTACCTAAGCGATTTATTACCCGTATTACCGATGACGGTACAGTTGATATTCAATTTGGTAGTGGTATATCTCAAAACGCTGATGAGGAGATTCTTCCAAATCCAGATAACGTAGGTTCTGCTCTTTATGGTACAAGTGGAAACCTTGACCAGGGTATTGACCCTTCAAACTTTATGTATGCTAAAACATATGGAGTAGCACCCGCAAATACAACTCTTACTGTAACATATAGAACGGGGCTTGGTGTAATTGATAATGTAGCATCACAAGACCTTACGGAAATTGTTGAACGTGTTATTGAAACAAGTAGTACCGGATTAGTTACTGATGTATTTAATGTTGTACAAAACTCAATAGCCGTAACAAACGAAGTAGCTGCGGCAGGTGGTAAATACGAAGAAGAAATCGAAGAAGTTCGTAATAATGCTATGGCATACTTCAGAGCACAAAATAGAGCAGTAACTAAAGAAGATTACTTGTTAAGAGCATACGCATTACCACCACAATTTGGTTCGGTAGCAAAAGCATACGCTGCTCCTGATTTTCAAATCAATACATTATTGGATGATGGAATTGACCCCATCCCCAACCCATTAGCAATTAATTTTTATGTATTAGGTTATGATGGTAATGCTAAATTACAAAATCTAAACCCTGCTACAAAACAAAACTTACAAAACTATTTGTCTTATTATCGTATCTTAACCGATGCTGTAAACATCAAGAACGCATATATTGTAAACATTGGTATTGACTTTGAAATTGTAGTTCTTCCAAACTATAATTCAAATGAGGTTCTTTTAAAATGTATTAACGCACTAAAGAACTTCTTTAGGATTGAGAATATGGGAATCAACAAACCAATTACACTTACTGACATATATGTGTTATTAGATAGAGTTGATGGTGTACAAACCGTTGTAAGACCTGATAAAGATGGAAATGGTGGTTTACAAATTGTAAATAAATTTGATGGTAACTATTCATCTAATAAATATAATATTAAAAATGCAACTCGTAGTGGTATTGTATATCCGCCAAAAGACCCAACTTGTTTTGAGGTAAAATATCCGGATGTTGATATCAAAGGTAGAGTAGTATCATTATTTTAAGAGGTAGAAAATGATTTATAGAATATATCCAAGCAAAGACGCCACTATCTACGAGGACTCTTCTCGTAAATTACAAAACACGGGCAAGGATGAAATTCTTGAAGTTGGTAAGTTTTACGATACCGATAACACTACCTTGTTGGGTAATAGTAGAGCATTAATTCAATTTGATTTATCATCAATCTCATCATCCATAGTAAGTGGTGATATCACAACACCTCAATATAGATTGAGACTGGAGAACATTGAAAACAAAGAGATACAATCCAACTATGACCTTTATGTGTTTCCTGTAAAGGAATTTTGGACTGAAGGACTTGGGTCAGAAGCTGACACTCCACATAATACAACTAATGTAAGTTGGGTTAGTAGAAGTTTGGATGCCACTTGGGATACTACTAACTCAACAGTTGGAAAACCAACTAATCCTGATTTAATCGCATCGTTACAAGCATACTATGATTTTGCAGCAAGCGTTGGTGGTTTTGAATTAGTAGAGCCAATTAAAGGTACTGGTGGGCAATCACCACAAATTACATCTATTGATGGAAAATTAACAATGTCCTCATCTAACTATGGTGGTGGTACTGCTAATCTATCAGCATCATTAGAAGCCGGTTCTATTTATAAAATTGAGTTCGACTTTAACAGAAACACATTATCTGGAGTTGACTTTAATGTATTAGACCCAAACAATGATTTATTAAATGATAGCATTGTAAACTTTGAAGAATCTTTAGTCAGTACCGGCACTTACAATATGGCTTTTACAGCAAGCATTAGTGGTGTACACAAACTACAATTTACATTCTTTGATAATAATGGTGCTAATGGGTCAGATGGGTCTGTTGATAACTTTTATTTATATAGAGAGGTTTCTACCTCAACTCTTGTATTAGACCAATTCTCATCAAACCTCACAACACTACCATCCACTTATGTATTAAATGAGGGAATCCAAAACGAAGATGGCGTTAATGGTTCTGCTGTAATATCTAACTACACGCTATTTTTAACAGCCTCTAAATATGGTGGGGCTACATTAAATAGAAAATATACTTTACAAGAAAATAGAAACTATACTTCAAGTTTTGATATTATTGATAGTAATTACCCACTATATAATGGTCAAGTTACCGGCTCAATTGAATTTACTATTTTAGACCCAAATGGTAGAGTTGTAGATGAAAATGATTTAAGTGGTTACTCTAAATATATTAGTGGGAGTACCTCCCCAAATATAAATTTCCAAGCAAGACAAAGTGGTGAATACCTATTCAGATGGTCGTTCTTTGCCAGTGGAAGTGGTCAATACTCCGCGTCATTAGACAATTTTAGACTACAATCATTAGACCACGATATTACAAGTTCTCAATATGTTGACATATATTATGACGCCCATTGGAATAACAATTTAGGTGGTGGTACTTGGTATACTTCATCATTTTCAAACGGAACGCATTACAAACAATCTTTTACAAAATATACCGATAACCTCAATACTGAAGTTACCGATTATGTAAACGAGTGGTTAAACAACACACGGACTAATAACGGATTGATTATTAAAAAATCAAAAGTAGATGAAGAATCTACAACTAAATTTGGTTCAATTAAATTCTTCTCTTCAGATACCAATACAATCTACCCACCAGTTCTTGAGGTTCGATGGGATGACTCATCATTCGTAACGGGTTCGTTAGACGCTCTTGATAGTGAAGATATGATTGTGTATGTTAAGAATCTATCAACTGAATACAAAGAAACATCTAAAGGTAAGATTAGAGTTTATGCAAGAGAACGATTCCCAGCAAGAACATTCTCTTCAACATCAAACTATACATTAGTGAAATACCTTCCAACTACCTCGTATTATTCGGTAGTTGACGCTGAGACCGAACAGGTAATTATTCCATTCGATACTAATTATACAAAGATAAGTTGTGATTCTACATCCAACTACTTTAACTTCTGGTTCAATGGATTACAACCTGAACGATTCTACAAGTTCGTGTTCAGAGTAGACCAAAATGGAACTACAAGATACTTTGATGATAACTTCTACTTTAAGGTGGTTAGATAATGGCTGAAAGAGAAATTAAAAGAAACGGCAGGGGACAAATTGTATCATATGAAATTTATGGTGCACTCGACTCTGCAATTCAATCAGATTCATATGGTAAGTCATCTTTTAATACTGCGGGCCAGAGTGGTACACAGGTTGTAAAGTTAAACCAACCATCATTTGTTCAAGAATTTGATATTACAATTTCAGATGAGTTGAGAGTTGCTGACAATAATGTAAATCCGTTAATTTCTCTACAAACCATTATAAATGTGACGCAAGCTTTAGAAGATTCTGGATTTGGTCAAGGGCAGAATGATGACTAATAGTCAGATAGTCAAGGAAATAATTAAGTTGGTATAATATATGTCGTTAAATAGATTTCAAAATAAAGAACAGGTTTTAGGATATACTCCTGTATTTGGTGAAACAATACCACTTGAAAATTTGAGTGATATCGTTAAAATCCCGACATATGTTTCGTTGGGTGATATTACTGGTGAAATTGACAACAATACAGGATTGGTGTTTACACCAAACCAAGAATTACACATCTATGCGGATTCCAACCTAATTAAGTCATCTTATGGTAATGTACCAAAATATTTAACCAAAGGTTCTAATCCCACGATTTATACACAACCTGAATTAGATTTAAGGTTAAACGGAATACAACAAGGTGCGTATTCTATGGTATACAACTTCTTATTTAGAGTCATACCAGACGCGAAGATTTTTGCAATATCATCCGATAGAACTGAAGTAAAACTTGTATCAAAAAACAATATTTCAGATTCATTCAAACCATTACTAAATCTAATCAACTCCGTTGGTGTTAATTCATTTGACACATCTGGTGTTAAAAAAGATATTGTTATAAACTTTGGCTCTAACGAGTTATACGATGTATTCAACCTTGAGTTTGATGGGACTCGTACCGGTATTGTAAACGAAACCCTTACATATCCAGGTTCAGTATTTGATGGAACTCCAACTAAATTTGTTCCATTTGATGGTACATTTGAGGGTGGGGTTGATTTGTGGAGAACAATGGTCGAAGTATATGTGCCCGCTATCAATCAACCTCAAACCAACTTCGGAAAGCTAACAGGTAGGTTTAGAAAATATAAACTTCAACAAAATTCAAATGGTGTACTCGTATGGATTGCTGGGCAAAGAACATTTACAACACCACCGGATGATTTGGATATAAAAGAACCAAATTTAAAAACTGCGATTCAAAATGATGATGATGTATTCGCCACGATTAATCGTAATGACCTACAACTTGAATACAGACGGTTTGATAATACAGTAACATTAGTAAACAATGTAATACTAAAACTATCAACACCATTAGCTTCAAATATTGAAGTGGGTGATATTCTTAATATCGATGCTCGTATCATGAAATCGTGGGTTGAGAAAATTGTTGCGTTCCCAAGTATACAAAATCAATCACGACCTGATTTTTCCGACCCAAACTTCGGAATGGATATGTCAGACCAAGTTGGTGCTGAGGGCACAAACTGGCAAAACTGGAATTCATTATTAGATGTAAATGCAACCACATCTCAACAATTGATTAACTATTATTTTAGCGGTTCTCTTGGTTCTACAAAATTAAACATCGACTACTCTGATTTTCAGAATTTTGTACATTTCTCATCTGCGACTGAACGTGTTGATAATTTTGTTTACAAACTACAACAAATCGAAGCATATGATTCAAGAATCAATACATTACAATCGGTAAGTGGTTCGGAAGCGCTAACCAATATTTCACAATCAATTATTCGTAAAGATAGAATTATTGGTGGGTTTGATGACTTTGAACACTACTTGTATTACAATACTACAAGTAATCTATATACACATTGGTCATCTTCAGCATATACTATTGAACCATATCCAAAGGCTTCTACATTCCCTCACGTTTTAAGAGCAACTAACTCTATTGAAGGTAGTGCCTGGTATAGTGGAGTATACTCATCTGCGTCATTGTATGATAATTTTAATGATGCTAAGTTGAGAAATATGATTCCAATTCATCTACAAGAAGATGAAAAGAATTCCGAATATATTACATTTGTTGATATGATTGGCCAACACTTCGATATCCAATGGACTTATATTAAATCGCTTACTGATATTAATCGTAGAGAAGAACACCCTAAAGACGGTATGGCAGATGAGATACTAAAATCAGTTGCTGAAGCTTTAGGTTGGAAGTTATCAAACGGATATTCAGATGTTTCTCTTTGGAAATATGCATTGGGTGTGGAATCCGATGGTACATTAAACCAAACCGGTTCAATGGAAACTAAAGCAAGAAAACAAATTACCGAAGAAATTTGGCGAAGGATTTTGAATACTTTACCTATGTTGTACAAGACAAAGGGTACTGCTCGTTCAATCAAAGCAATCCTTTCAACATATGGTATTCCACAGGCATTCTTGAAGATTCGTGAGTGGGGTGGCCCTACAATTTCAACTCGTAAGAATGTTTACGAACACGAAAGATTTGTAAACAAATTACAAGCGTCTCCATCAAAGTATATCTCAAATCCTTGGGATGATATTCAATCGGATAGACCAAACTCAATTGAAGTTATTGGTAAAATGCCAAAGGGTAATTATCATATCCTACGATTGACTGATAGTTCTAACAATGTGGATTATTTTTGGGATTATAACACAGCACAAGAAACCGCAAGAATTCGTTTGGCTGTAAATGGTACTGATATTATATCATCATCATATGTACCATACAAGTTAAGAAGAGATGCTGCTTTTGTATTAACTTCGGGAAGTATTGATATTCAAGCGGCTTGGGTGGATGATTGGGGAAATCTTCTTGCCAACCCGACTGCTACGTTTAGTGGTACTAACGCAACATTTAATACTGTGTGGAGTTCTACTGGAACATTACAAGTTCCTGGCCCAACTACTGATTCAAATGTTAATTCATATGAAACTGCTAGTATTCAAGAAATTAGATACTTTAGAGACGCAATTACAAATGAAATTACAACTGAACACGCTAAAAACCGAGAAGCATACTTTAGTGATGATAACACCACCGATTTAGACATCGACACCTCATTTGATAAGTTGATGTATCGTATATTCCCTGATAGTTCATTTGCAACCACATCAAGTTATATTCGTTCAATTCAACCAAATCAAAAATTTACCACAACTGATAGTGGGTTACCATTGACCGCATCTTTGATTAATATGGGTTCGGGTGATTTGGTAGGTGAGGTTGATACGCAGTTTGTAACCGTACCATCCATGGGTGCTTTAAATTTAATGAACAATAAAATCAGAATTGAGTCAGCATCTTTAAAAGGTAAACTAAATCCTGATAAGTCAAATGAAATTTCAGAATACGATTATGCTCCTTTAGACTCTAATCTATTAGGAACATACTTTTCAACTACCGACACTGTAAACTTTGATATCTACAATTCAGAAGGTTACTTTGAAGCTGATGATTGGGTGGGTGACCCTGATAAAAGATACAACAATGACTACCCGTTATTAAAGTTTAGAGCCAAAAATTATTTCCAAAAGTATACAACTGGTACTGCTATTGATTTAATTTTAGATATGTTATCACGATATGATATGTCGGTATTTGAACAAATCAAACAACTCTTACCAGCTCGTGTAGATTGGCATAAGGGTATATTGATTGAACCACATATTTTTGAAAGAAGTAAGTATCGTAGACCACGAGATATTTCATACACAAGACATATGTACGATGGTACTATCAGTAATGTGGGTGGTGTAATTACAGCATCAAGAAATGATTATTCATCAAGTTTAGATTTGTACGACTTCCAACCATCGACATATCAATATCAGATTGCAACTCTATCCTCAAGTTTATCTTGTTCGGTATCAACTGTCAATACAAGTGTAAGTGCAAGTGTGTATTCAAACCCAATTGATAGTAGTGATGTCTACATAATATATCAATCAGCATCTTATAATGCTCACAGTTTAGATTTCTTCACATCATCCGCTGCTTGGATTTATAATGAAGAGAATCTTGGTGTATTCGTAGATAACGCAGTTGGTGGTATACAAACTCCAAGTGCAAGTATTGCTCAGATTACAAATTTATCTCCGGGTGTATATCGATTGGAGATAGAAGCACAATATAACATTCATCCATCATTTAATGGTGCACAACATAGTTTTACGTTAAGCATATTAGAAGATAGTGCCGCTGAGGGATTTGGTGTATTTACATCTTCAAGTTTAGTACAAAGCTGTGTTACTTTAGATGAAAGTGGAACATATGTAAATAGAACAAACGGATATTGGGAATACTCGCCAACGGGGTCTACTGTATTAAACGCCAGGCCATCTAAATGGTATTTAGAACCTAAATATTTCTTTACATCATCTGAAGATGCGGCCACGCTTACTCCAAATTCAACATCATTCCATTACGCTGAAGTTCAAGATACAAGGTTACCACTTGCTCTTGAAAACTTATATTACACTGGATGTAGAATATCAAGTGACTCATTAACAACCGACTCTGAAGATACACCAGATGGTGGGCCTGTTGTTGAGATTACCGAAGTAGACTCGACTACATTGGTGTACTCTGGCAAAACTGCGGCCGATGGTAATTTAACAAACGATGGTATTGTTACTGGTCCAGTTCGCAAAGTTCCTGATGACTTATTAGTATCGGTAAACAATAAAAAGAAGAAAAACAAGAATTCAGCAGTAAATGTAGCATCTCTTCAATCTTCATTAGAACCTCTACCATTTATTGTTAGAAATTCTAAACCAAAAGCTAATATCATCAAAAATGATACAAACTCCATATACGCTATTGAAAAGTCAATATCAAATAGATTTAAAATTTATAAATCAAACTTTGTTTATTATTCTTTAGAAGGATGGCAGTTTGGAGATTGGAAATCATTAACACAATTACCAAAACCATCTTATAGGTTAAGTGTAAATGGTGTTGATACTACCAACGCAATAATGGGTATGAAGAATACAATACGAATAAATGACTTTAACCCAACATCAACTGCCGGTTCGTTAAGAGTAATTAATCAAGTATTCTTAACACAAGTTGGTACAGGACAAATAGTTTGGAATTCAGCATATCAGTTAAATGTAATCGATTACTCTTTCCAAGTTGGTTCATACCCATTTGATGTGGAAATTAGAGTAATTCTATCTACTTAAATTAAAAACAAAACAAAACCATATTTATATACATAAAAAGGAAACACTATGGGATTTTTAGATAATTCATCGGTAACAGTAGACGCCATCCTCACCAAGAAGGGTAGAGAGCTTTTGGCACAAGGTCGTGATAAGTTTCAAATCACTCAATTCGCTCTTGCGGATGATGAGGTTGATTACGAACTTTGGAATCCAGCACACTCGTTGGGTACTGACTATTATGGAATCGTAATTGAAAATATGCCTGTGATTGAAGCAATCACGGATGAGAACTACGCAATGAAATATAAATTGTTGTCTCTTCCAAAAACAACTGCAAGATTACCATACATTCAAGTTTCTCCTTCAAGTTTAACACTTAATGAAGGCGCAAACAATTCAGTAATTGCAGTGACCACAAAAAATGGTGGTAATGAAAACTTGGGCTACACTGCTATCTTGTTAAATTCAGACGCGGGTTCTATTACTGGAAATTCTGGTGTTCCTGGAAATGTTACTCCGATTGTAAATGTAAGTTCTTACAATACCGCACAATCTCAAACGGTTGTGGGTAAGAATCAATTTACATTTGTGTCGGCTGCAAACCTACCAAACGATACTGCTATTACAACTCGTATTGTAATCATTGGTAACGAAACTGGTGGTAGAACTGAAATTGATGTGACTGTTAATCCTGTAACCGATGCACAAACAACGGTGGTTAACGTAGTAAGTCCAGCGTAATATAAAATAAAAAGGAAAGATTATGCCAATACAACCAATTGACCCAAACGGAGGTGGAACCGGAGCAGGCGCAGGATTTAATTCTGGAACAGGCGGTGGTGGAAGTACCGGAAACAATGGCCCCTCAATACTTGGTTCATTAGGAGCTGGTGGTGGGGCTTCTACCGGAATACCACAAGTATCAGTAGCTTCATTGTCTGCTAATGATGTAGTACAAGACGCAACACCTGTAATCCCAGCAGGTGCATACGACTTTGGAACGGGTAAAGTATTTACCGCATTCACCATTGAAGATGTCGTAGAAGGTTCTACTCAAAGAGTAACCCGTGGATTGTGGAGTGGTAATGTTGGTGAGTTGACTTCATTCTGGACTTCATCATATCAGTCTTCTACGCAAAAACAATATTACTACGAAATTTATAATGGTGACCCAACGGTTTCTACAAACTATGCTCAATTCTCAATTGCATATGGTCACTATGCCGGTAGTGGTTCATTAGGAGCAAATGAAGATTCACCTTCTAACGCAATTTATTCTCAATTCCAACAAGTCCTTCTGCCAGCATCTCAACGTAGATTTTCTTTCGGTGGTGTAAATCAAGATGATGTTTACGTTGTAACAATTAACCGTGAAAGAATCAAAGATAAACTTGACCCTGGAAATTGGGAATTATGTATATCGGGTTCTAATGGTAGAGTAGTTCGTTTAGTAGATGATAGTGGTGACACAAACCAGTTGGGTAACTCAAACCAAAATGTTTATAACATCGTTTCAGGTTCGTTATTAAATGGTGTTTACAATACAACCGAAATCTTTGGGGCTGTATATCCTCAATTTGGTGTAATTGTATTAGGCGCTGCTGGTCTTGACGCATCTGCTTCGTTGGGAACAATTAGAACAACTAATACTGACGCACAAAACCACGGAAAGTTATTCACCGCAATTAGTGGCGCAGCTCACGATAATGCTGGAAATGGTTTCCAAGCCAGAAGTGAGGAAGAAGTAAAATCAACATTCTTCTTTGTTAGAGCAAAGAATGCAGAATACAACTTCTCGAACAACCCATCATATGTTACTGGTTCAAATGGTAAGTTATTACAACAAACATTCGTAGGTGACCCAAAAACATATATCACCACGGTAGGTTTATACAATAACGATAATGAACTTTTAGCAATTGCTAAGTTGTCTAAACCTTTGTTGAAATCATTCTCAAATGAAATTTTGATTAAGGTTAAATTAGACTTCTAAAGATGATACCAAATGGGAATAGTATTCAAAAGAATATTCAATGGGGGAGTTCAAGCAAGACCCTTCAAAGCACATAAACGATATGAAGTTACAAATGTAAATCACTCATCATCGTTCGAGATTTCTATTCTCCGAGGTGTATCCGACAATGGAATCTTAACTGAAGTTTCAACATCAGTTGCTAATCAAATTGGTGTTGGAACTTTCCTAACTTCTTCAGGCGGTGTTACTCGTGAGTTAAACTCAATACCACAGCCGATTGTTTGGAATTCAATTAATTCAACTTTCTTTAAAAGAAGAAGGGATATTAGATTATATGATACTGCATCTGTAATCTCAATTCCACAAAATAAATTTGGTGAAAATATAAAACCTGGTTCTGTATATGTGACTGATAATTCAAATTATCCATCATCATCGATAAAATTACACGACCAAAAAGTTGATGATGAATATGGTATTTTGGTAGCAAACGAACTAACAGGGTCAACTTATATTAATACGGCCGATACGTTGGTATATTTGGATTTTGAATCCGATACATCCGATAAGTCTAATTATGTAAACAGGATTGTCTAATGGCTTGGGGTATAAACTCAATAGGTGCATATACAACATTATACGAAACTCCAATTGATGAGTTGGGGTATGTGTATACTCGAAGTGGGTCTTGGACTGCATACTCGACTACGGATTATGATGTTAATTCAATTGGTGGTGATTTCGCTGGCCAAACTGTAAAGCAGGCATATACACATTATGATTATATAAATCTTGATGGTAATCAACTTTTTGGAGGACAAACTACAACACTATATGATGGTTCGGTTATTAGACCCCAATTCGTAGCAGCAACTCAAAGTCTAAAAGACGCAGTGTCCACGGGGTTATGGGCCGTTTCAAGCAATGACTATTTTACTAACAATACAAATTATAGTGTATACTTTCCATTTTATAATACAATCACAGGTGTAACGAGTAGTATTGCAAAAATTACCGATGTAACTTTCCAAGGTGCTGGTGAAGGTTATGTTACATTTGAATTTGAAAATGGAAATGCAAGACACGCTACGATATCGGATGGGTACTTACCAAGTGATTTGGGCCCACGAAGCGCAATACATAGAACTATATTTCTTGTAGGTAACACCTCAAGTTTGGATGGTAACACGTTGGGATACGACTTTACATCTGATTTAGAATCAGCCATAACGCAATATGAAGCATCTGCCTCATCAGGTGTTAGTGTGTCTTCCGGCGGCGCATTGAGCCCAAATTCACTAATATCAACAAATCCATCATTGGGTATTGGTAATACTTACAACTTTAACCACTCCCAAAGTATTCAGATTAAACATAGAGAGCACTTTAACGTATTAAATAAAAATGATGATTGGGCAGTTTCATTTTGGGCAATCATTCCACCATCACAATCGTTAGCTGGAAGACAACAACAATCATTGGTACAAAAACGAAATACTTACACTTATATCGATGACGCGGGGTTGGAGCAAGTAAAATCACAAGGGAATGGTCAATACCCATTTGATATTTCATTTTATACCGAACTACACCCTACAAGTCCCGGACATATTTTTATTAAAGCATCCGATGGTAACTCTGTATTAAACTTTTCATCATCAAATGCATATAGTGATGGGTTAGCTCACGAGTATGTGTTAAATAAAACTAATAGTGAAATTGCACTATGGGTTGATGGTACAAAAGAAGTTTCTGCTTCATATTCATTTAAGGGTGTTGTTACTAATGATAGAGACATTCTTATTGGAGCACGTAGTATAAGTGAAACGAATGGATTCTTTAGTGGTTCTATGTCTCAATTTAGAATTCATAGAAATAGTCTATCTTCCGCTATGATTTCATCATTAGCAGATAACTCAACAAGTGGTTCTGCGTTACAACGAAAAGAAGTTGGATATGTATTTTACAAGCATGGTATGATTATCATATCAGACCCAAGATTCAGATATCAAAATATTTTATTGGGTAATGGTAATTGGAATTATACAAATAGAAACTTTCAATTGGATTATCGTGCTACCAAACAAGTTGAAGAATTTTCAATCCTTTGTGAAATCAAAAGAGATGAATATAATGTATCATCAAACCCATCATTGAGAATAGATGGTACTGATACGGATACACGCTTAATGAATATGGTTACGGGTTCAGATTTTAGACCTTATATTACTCAAATTGGTCTTTACAATGACAATGGTGATTTACTTGCCATTGGTAAGTTAGGTTCTCCACTAAAAAAACGACAAGATGTCGATGTAACCATAAATGTAAAATTTGATTTAGATTAATATGTTACCTACTTGGTCACAATATCATACGAGTTGGATAATAAAAATATATAAGTTATGGCAAAAGGAAATTGGAGTCACATCCAAAAATCAAAAGGACACAAGTCCGGCCTTGAAACTAAAATCAACGAACAATTAAGAATTCAAGGTATTGATGGTGAATACGAACAACACGAAATTCCATATGTTGTCCCTGCAACTCATCACACTTACAAACCAGACTTTAGGTTACCCAATGGAATCTATATTGAATCCAAAGGTTGGTTCTTGCCTGAAGACCGAAAGAAACACACCCTTATTAAAGAACAACATCCTGAAATTGATTTAAGATTTGTTCTTCAGTCACCCAATGGTAAAATCTACAAAGGTTCAAAGACCACATACGCACAATGGTGTGAGAAGAATGGATTCAAATGGGCCAAGAAAGAAATCCCCCAAGAATGGTTGGATGAAAAACCTAAACAAGATTTTTTTGATTTCTCAAAATAATTTCGTATATTAGTAGTTATGGAAGATAGACTACTTGAATTATTAGAGTCCGTTCTTGGTAAATCCAAGAAAACAAGTGGGGACAATTATGCGTTCTATTCTCCATTCGTTGACCACTACAAACCAAAGTTAGAGATTAATATACGAATTAATTCTAAAGGAAACAACCCGTGGCATTGTTGGATTTCGGATGAGAAGGGTAGAACCATTAAAGGTCTATTCAAGAAACTTCGTGTATCTAAACAAACTTGGGATGAATACAATTCTATATTCAGTAAGGTCAATCGATACTCAAGTGATTACGATACTACGGAAGTTGTAGAGCAAGTTGAACTTCCAAAAGAATTCAAACCCCTTTACCAACAATCCAACTCAATCAAGTGGAAGCACGCATTAAACTATTTATTAAATAGAGGTCTTCGTGTTGAGGATATTGTTAAATACAACATTGGATTTTGTGAGAGTGGTGAATACGAAGATAAAATTATCATTCCATCCTATGATGAACGAGGTAAACTAAACTTTTTTGTTGGAAGGTCATTTTATGATACAAAGTTTAAACATAAGAACCCGAAGGTATCCAAAGATATTGTTGGGTTTGATTTATTGGTTAATTGGGACACTCCTATTGTATTGTGTGAAGGCGCATTTGATGCAATCGCAATTAGAAGAAACGCAATTCCATTATTTGGAAAATCAATCCAATCTGAATTAGAAAAGAAAATAGTTGGAAATTCAGTAAAAAAGTTGTATATTTGTTTAGATTCGGATGCTCTAAAGAATGCTTTGGGGCTAGCGAAGAAGTTTATGTCGTATGGGATTGACACCCATCTTGTTGATTTGGGTGATGAAGACCCTTCGGAGATGGGATATACCCGTATAAACAAAAAGATATATGATACACCTCCACTTGATTTACGCAAGTTGATGGAGTATCAGTTATTTAAAGTATGAAGAAACTGAAAAAGATTAATATAGGTGTTGAAAAGGTAAATAAGATTTATCACATCGCCGATGTTCACATTAGAAACCTAAAAAGACATTCCGAGTATCGTGATGTATTTTCCCAACTTTATGGTTATATTTTGACCACAATGGAGGAAAATGACATCATAGTAATTGCAGGTGATATTGTTCACGCAAAAACGGATATGTCACCAGAGGTGGTAGATTTGACTCAAGAGTTCTTTACTCGATTGTCAGACCTACTACCAACGATTGTGATTCCGGGCAACCACGATGCTAACCTAAATAACCCATCTCGTTTGGATGCATTAACACCCATTGTTAACGCATTAAAACTCCCACGATTGGTTTACTTAAAAGATAGTGGTGCATGGGAAATTGGTGGTATTACATTTGTACATCAAACTGTATGGGATAATATTCCAGGATTCCCACCAGCAACCGATTATAGTGGTGATGTAAAAATTGCAATGTTCCATGGGCCGGTTGATAAGATTGAGACCGAACATGGATTTGCAATAGAGAACAAGAACATTAGTGTTGGGAACTTTGATGGATACGACATCGTACTTTTGGGCGATATTCACAAACCAAATAATCCAGTCCAAGGTAAAGACAATATCAAATACCCAGGTTCATTAATCGTTCAGAATCACGGAGAGGCTAAATACCCAGACCACGGAATTTTGGTATGGGATGTAGAAACTCGTGAAAATAAATTTGTAAAAATTCATAACGATTATGGATATGTCACGGTAGATATTGAAGAG